GGTGGGTAGGTATAATTGTATTGTTCAAATTGAATAGATAATTCTTCACATATTGACAATAAAGAATTAACATTTGAATAATCGATATCAGAAATATTTTCTACAAAGTTAGATATCTTTTCATAAACTGTTTTGCCGAGTTCATAAGGATACGCATTAATATCACCAACAATTGTTCCGAGAAATCCAGTAAAGAAATTATCATACTCTAACAATGGTTCCTGAAAGCGTAGAGATTTATAAAAACTAGATGCATCCCAATTTTCATTTACTTTAGCGATATTATATTGACCTGCTGTTGTATAAATGCTAAACGTATTAGATATACCGCTTAGTGTTGTTTGATAGCTAGATAATGGATCTATAACAACCAAAGAGGCTGTTAACGCGCAGCTTAATGCTGTGTTTTGTGATGTAAAATACCCTTTATAAAAACTACCAATTGATTGTACAGCACCTGGATTTACAAAATCTTCTGTGAATGTTACACCTGGTAATGGATATAGATTGCCTGCATTATCATAATAGACAATACCAGTTTGTACATTATTAACTACTATTGAAGGTGATACATTAGGATTAGCAACAGATGAAGAAAGTACTGGATAGAATTTTGTAGTAAAATTATTAATATCTTTTAACGTTATTACGTAGGGAATTTGAGTGTTCTGCCAACTTATTGTTGGTATATTAAAAATAGATGATACAGCATTTGCTAAAGTGCCTTCACCAGTAATTCCGTTTGTTGATATACCTAAGGCTGTGGCAGGACTATAATATGTATTATTTCTTTGAATTGATAATACAGCAGGTGATAAATTTTGATATCCAATAGGAGGATAATTAACGTAGTTATATAAATCTGTTTTTAATGTAAATTTATCTTCAAAACGTGAACCATCAATAGTAGCAAAAAGATATATAGGTGTTTTTTTAAGAATATCTTTAATAGAATCATCCGTATAGTAAATTTGACAATATCCAGTTGTACCGGCTATTGTAGCACCTATATCATTGGGACCACAACGCTGTATTTTATTATTTTGTATGTTAGCGTAGATTACAGTTTGAATTGTTGAAAGTGAATCAACTGCAACGTACTGAGTATTATTAAATAAATTCTCAATAGCAAAAAATTGATTTAATACATGTAAATGAGACCACTTATTACCGTAAAAATCAGCTGCAGTTTCGTAACTGCCACCAGCTCCAGATGCATAAAAATTAACTGTATAACCTGTAGCGCTCAATGCAGGGTATGATTGCCAGCTGTTAAATGTATTAACAGTAAATGGTCCCATAATCTTAGCACTTAAAGCATTATTTGAATAACCCTGCCATGTTAATGTTGTTGGTACGAAATCAAAAACTTGAACTGTAGGATTGTATGAACTATCGTAAGCATTTCCGTTACCATCATAAATTGTTAACGTAATTTTATAACTACCCGGCCATTCATAAACATGACTTGCTGTAATGCTTGTTGCAAATGTACCGTCACCAAAATTCCAATGTATATACTCATTAGATATTACATTATTACCTGAAAGTAAACTAGAAGTAGAAAAATCAGGTACAAAACTAAGTGGGGTATTGCTTAGTGTATAGGTACTAAGAGATTTTGTTCCAGTATAATCGTAGATACTAAACTGTATATTATTGTATTGTACACTGTATGACATTTTATGCTGTTACAAGAGATTGTATACTTGGTGTTACTACATTAATTTTATTAATAAAATTTGCAGCATTGTTGAGATATGGATATTTAAAATATGGCAATTGAATATCCTGGCTAACAATTCCAATATCATTATAAGGATAAACAGGGTTAAATAAAAGTAAGTTAACACCTGGTACACTGTAAGTTGTACCGTCTGTTAATTGAGCTACTGTGTGTACATTAGTAATATCACCTATCTGTAAAATTGCATTAGTGAGTTCATTTATGCTTAATAATAAACCCAAATTATCATTTGTTGTGGCAAAATAACTTGTAAAAATATTAGCAACTTGAAGTGCAATAGCATTTGTGCTTTGTTTTGCAGTGGGTGATCTTGTAATAACAAGTTGAGTATACTGAGCAATACTCGGATCAACAGCTTGATTAGGAATATTGATTCCTAAATCAACTTGCATATAAATAGGATCATTAAGAACAGTCTCTGTAGTAACTAATTGAGTATCTTGAAGACTGTTTAAAATAAGCTGCTTTTGTGATGAATTTAAATAATTAGTACGTGCAGTTAAACTAGATGTTTTTTGAAGATTAGGTACAACGTACACATATACATTGTTAAAGTTTGTTGAATCTGCAAATTTTACCTGATTGAATAATACACGAGACTCTGTGTTAGGTGATGTAACGCCAAGATCAAAGTAATACTTTAAATGTCCCTGTACATATTTCCAATTATTAACAACACGACATGAAGCAACAATATTCTTAAACTTATTTGTTACGAATGACTGGTAATCGGTTGCTGTTACAAGTCTGTACTGTGATTGAAAAGTATTACTTGCATTTGTACGAATGCTATTAACACTCTCAATATCATTAAATGGTGTTGATGGGTCTGTGTTTGTAAGTGTGATATTAGCAAGTTGTGGTGCAGTTAACACATTTAAATTAACAGGGGTAGTATTGCTCTGTATCGCTGAAAATTGCGATGTATTATATAAGAAAATCTTACCACCGTTAAGAATATTAGCACCAATTTGTCCTGCTGCACCATCTGACTTAATATAATAAATCGCTACCTGATCACCAGAGTTAAGTTGTTGACCGGTAATATTATTACCAAATTTTATTTCATATCTACCATTTTCATTGAGACGAATTTCATACGCATTTGCATTTGATCTTTCAAGGAAAAGAGATTGAACTGGTGCCCACTTAACCCATGTTGGTGTAGTTGCAGTATTATTACGTACATATACATCAATAGTAAAATGATCAATAACTGTATTACTACCAGCTGAATCTATGTTTGTAAGAGTAATGAGTTCAAATGGAGATCCAACTGCAGTATAAAGCGGATATTCAACATATTTACCTTGATATAAAACCGCATTATTTTGTAGATCTGTTAATTGCTCTGTTTGATTTGTATTCTTAGCAAAAGTAACATCTGTATTAAATGAAAAAACGGTTCCACCTGCAGATACATAACTATAACGAGGTAAGGTATATAAAGCTGGCGGTAGGTTAGCATTGCTTGTTGCTTGAAACGGTAAAACGCTTGTTTGAGCACCAATTGGTCTATAACCAATAAGTTTAACAATTTTATTAATATTTTCGTATAATTCAGCAGTTGAAAATGTAGCTTCAGCCCCTGTTCTGTTCAAATAGAACAAAAGAACATGATACGCATACGCAACAATATCAATAATAGAAGAAATATTACTGCCTTCATAATTTTGATCAGTAATAATGTTATTAGCATTAAGTCTATTAATGATAAGGCTTTTAAGACTCAATGCATCAAAAGCTGCATACCCATCAACAGGTAAATTAAAATCATTAAATGTATTTTGTGGCTGCTGGGGATGTGGTAAAGCCACAATTGCAGCTGTTGTTAGTGATGTTGCCATATTTAGTTAATGTAGAATCCAGAATTACTTAATGTACCTACTATCTGGAAGCTTGTATTGTTTAGTGTTGGAACAGATAAACTAATTGTTATTAAGAAAGTATTTGTAGCTGGTTGAGCTATAACTTGAATTTTATTAATGCTTACGCGTGGTTCAAAAGTTGTTATATTATACTGAATTTCTTGACCAATAAGTGCAGCTGTATCCTCATCACAAGGTTGAAAGATATATTGAGATAAATTTGATCCAAAAAACGGATTTAATATCTTTTGACCAGGAATTGTTAAAAATATATTGGTAATAGAATTTTTTATGGCTCCAAGATCGTAATCTACAATTATATCAGTAATTTCATAATTACGCTGTGCTTCTTGATTTACAAGATATTTGTACTGTATATCTAAATGAAGATCTGAGTACGTAAACGGGTTTGTAAGCTTCGTTTGTTTCTGAAGAGTTTGTAGTTTTATCGCCACATTATTATTTATAGATACTCTATTCCTTTAAAAACCAAACACTGCGGCATAAATAAATATGATGAAGAAAAAGTTCTTAAAACTCTATGAAAGCAATATGTCTCGCTTAAACCGCGGTGGTTACCTAGTTGGCGATATTGTTAAGTTCAAAGATAATGCTCTTAGTCATAATTATTGTAAACAAGTCTCTGATGTAATTCGTCAAAGTATTAAGGATTATATGGAGGATGGTTGCACTTTAAGAGTTAAAAATATTACAAACGTTTATCCAGCTGTTCTTGGTGCAGGTAATTCAGATGATATTGGTGATGTAAATATTGAAGTATGTAGAGAATACGCTCCTGGTCGTTTTGATCAAGCCGGTATTTTAGTTCATCCAGACATGCTTATTGTAGTTGATGTATATCCAAATCTTACACCTGTTCCTGATAAGTTTAAATATGACAGTAAGGTAACTATTAAGCCTGTTAATGCTGAAGACAAATTAGCTTCAGAAGATGAAGAAGTACCTTTTTACTCACCAAGAGGTAAAACTCATAGATCAGATGTACACGGTAAGTTAGAAGCAGGTGATCGTAAATTAAATAACAAAAATGTACCTATTGCTACAAATCATAATGTAGTAGCTAAAGATCCCGCCTCCTACG